TTTGGTGTTTCAACTTCAATTGGTTTTTTGTCAGTGAAATATTTTGGTTCCTTAAAGTCTACAACAACTTCTTTGTTATAATTGTTTCTATAAATTGTTTCTTCAATAGTATTCTCAATTAAAATTCTCATCAATACAATTGTATGTTTCTGTCCTACACGACAAGCACGAGCAATTGCTTGCCCTTCAATTGCTTTACATTCTTCTTTTGTTGCATTGATTGGTTCTACAAAAAAGATATGAGTAGCTTCTGTAAGATTTGTACCAGATGCTGCATTCTTTAGACTCAACATAATAACTTTATTATCGTTACCACTATCATTCTTTCCATTCTTAAACTTACGAATAGCAGCATTACGAGACCATACATTGCCTTTAACAAAACAATTTTCAATCTCATTTTCAGCAAGTGTTTTACCAATTAGACTCAACATATCATCCCATTGTGAAAACACAATAATACGTGTATCTTCTTGAGCGGCCAGAACACGAATTACTGAAATTAATTTACCAAGTTTTGAACCATATTTTTCAACAAGTGGATTGGATTGTTGTGATTCTTCTTTCTTGATATTCATTACCATAAGATCCTTTCCTGTTAAATCTGCTTTACATAGAGGACATCTCTTTTTCTCACCTAAACACATCTTGAGACAATCATAACAAAAGATATGTCCACAAGCTGTAATAGCTGGATTATCAAGATTATCCATACAAATGGAACAATTTTCTTCATCCAAAACTTCTGGTTTTTTCATTTTCTCTAGAATTGTAAATAGATATTTAGATTCTGACATTTGGGTTTCATAAGTCTTTTTGAGCATATGATATTCATGTCTAAGTGGATCTAATTTAGATAATTTGACTTTATAGGTTTCATAATTATTTTTATGATATTCAATCAATTTATCTTGCATAATAGATAGATCTACTTCAACATCACCAAAAATCTTTTTACTTGATTCAACAATTAGTGGGTGACAACATAGTTGTTGCAACACCATCTCACTAACTTTGCCTTTCTTTGCTTCATATAATTGTCTTTCAATATCTGTAAAACGTAACCAAATAATTCGTTCTTCATATCCAGGGATTTGAATTTGATTTTCAACATCTGATTTACGATGGCGAACACAAATCTTATTTAAAATTTGTTTCCAAATATAATTTTTATTCATAACTGATTTTAATATTTGGTATGATGGAGTATTATTATTTGAGTAATCAATCGTAAATCCTCGGCTATTATCTTCTAATTTCAAATTAATAAAACGAGCACAATTTTCAATACCCTTGAAATTAATGAATGGAGTACCAGATACATACCAACGATATGTAGCACTGATATTGGATAACCATTTTGACATGTAGTATGATAGAGTTCCAGTACTTAACATTTCTCCAAAAATTTCATGACCTTCATCTAAAATTAATCGATGAAAATTAAAGAATTCAAAAATTGGTAATTCTTGTTTTTTAACTTCTTCCCATGGTAATTTAAGGGTTTTTTCAAGATATGTTTTAATTAAAATATTTCTTTCATCAAAATTATAAGTTGATGCAGAACATTGTTTATAATGTAGTGTTGGATAGAATTTAAAATTCATTAAAAATTGGTGACTTGTAATAATAACATCATTTTCAATATAATCATTAAATGTAAGTCCGTTATAATCTGTTTTAGTTAAAATTGTTAGAACTTTTAATGTTGAAGTACATTTCTTAATTTCTGATTCCCATTGTTTTGTTAAATGAGATGGACAAACAATTAAACTTGCTCTTGAATTAATTTTATTAAACATTGAATTATTTGGTTTACTTGTATTTGTTAATTGATTTAATGGGTTTGAAACAATTAATGCGATTGATGAGATAGTTTTACCTAAACCCATTTCATCACATAATACACCTCCATTAGTTGTAATTTTAAATAATTTTTTTGTATTAGATTTTAAATTTGTTACTGGGTCAAAATGTATTTGATTCCCATCAAATTCAAAAGTTGAACTATATTCGATATTATAATCTGTATTATTATTCTCAATACTCAACATTTTTGCTAATGTTCTCTCTTGATAGTCATATAATTTAACTTTAAAATTATTTTTCATTTTATGTGGTTCATTAAATGGTATAATACTTTGATCTTTTAGATCTGTATTTGTAAATAATGGTAAAGCCATATAATTTTCAATCAATAAATTTGTTAATGACATGGAGGTACCAATATACTCATTAATTAATTCTTTTACTAGATTGATTTTAAATCCAACTTCAAATACAAATGTATTTTCAATATGTGATGGATAATTATGAATTTTATCAATTGCAAATGACCATAATTCACTTCCATTCAAAATTTCAAAAAATATATTGACAAATAATTTTTTATTAAAAAATCCATTAATATAATTTGTTTTACCATTTTGATTATACTTGAAAATTACTGTGTTATCATGACCAATACCAATTGGTTCTAAATTAGTTGGAATAACATTAACATTTGATGTAATACGGATTGATCCTGATGGTGACATACTATTCATTAAAGATATATGAAAATTAATGTTTAACTAGATAAAATATCAAATTTTTTATCTACTTAATTGCTATATTTTAATCCAGCTAATCCTCCTTTTATAACCAATACATTAAAATTTGTTGCAAAACATCTTAATTCATATTCTGAATTATTCTGATATATTGCTCCTGTATTATTTATAACAATACGTTGAGGTCTTATTTCAACTTGTAATTGTGCTGAATCTATTCTTGAAAAATTACATCCTGCATTACTTGTAAATTTTGTTGGATCTATATTAAATGAATATACATAAAAATGAGATAATAATGTATTTTTAAAATTTTCATGATTTTGCATATAATAATAATATTTAGCATCTCTCCACTCTATACGCTCAATACCATTAAAAAGAATTCTTGCTCTTGATAAAAGATGTTGTTCCGGTTGTAGGGTCCAAAGATTATAATCCAAATTATTTTTAAGTTCATTTGGAGGATAATCTAATTTTCCTGATAAATTATAAAATTCTCCATTGTTTTTATTTGTTGAACTTTGAATAGAGAACATTAAATCTTTCACCACATGATTAAAATTTATATCTAATGTACCTGTTGAACCTATCGTATTATTTCTAATTTGGGATTGTGTTATTACTATTTCATATTCTTTGGTTGCTAAATCCTTTCTCTCATTTAAATCTACATAATAAAAATTAGCTTGTAAATGACAATCTACTATTGGTTGTTCTCTATGAACATAATTGGAATGAAATAAATTTCCATTATTATCTTTCTCCAATACACTCACACAACTATTAAAATCTCTAAATTTTACATCAACATAAATATCTGTATTTTGTAATGCAATTAATGGTAATGGCTTTTTTATATCATTACAAAACCAAAATTTAAATGGAATATATATTGTTTCTTCTTCTATTCTAATGTTTGGTTTGTTCATATAATCATCTAAACCCAACATTGCTTTTCTATTCCAATCTGATAAATATAAATCTGTATAAAATTGCATATAGTCACCATATTGTTCATCAATTAAACTACCATTAAAATATAAACTTATCTTTTCTATCAACACATTGCCAATATAATCAGTATAGTGTACACGATATATACTGTTAGTATCATTTTCATTCTGTTGTACAGGTGTATTAAGATGAGCTATTGATAGTTTTGGTAATCTTATCACTAGATACAATCCATATAACAAATCACCTTTCTTTTCAATATTAAATCTTACTGTATTGTTCCAATTTACTTTACCTTGTGGGAAAAATAATGTATCTCCTTTTGAATATTTATTCTTCTTATCAATATTAAAATCAAAGTTTGATTTCATATTATTATCATCAATTAAATCAGAATCTTGAGCACCTTTTGCAACTAAATCTAAAATAGATCCATTTGACATTTTTATAATATATTAGAAAATATTTATATAATTATACTATAAATTTTATTATTAATTATATTTATCAAATCTATTTTTTGTTTACCACTTATTAATAATTTCATATAACATTCTATTAGTTTATTGTCAGATATTTCATCTATAATTTCTATCAATGTATCGGTATCATAAAAATCAACATGACAATAAGCTGATAATTCTATATTATACGATACACCACCAACTTTAATATTTGGATATAATTTTATT